GACTAGGTTATCGAGAGGACCCATACCCCAGAGGTTGTCTTGTTTACGACGCCATGGTGTATGGAAGATTGGAGCATAACCGTAGAAGGATTCGTTAGCTCTGTTCTCAATCAGCTTGTGTCTATCTACGACAGTGATGACTCGGTTCTTCTGGAACGTATCAGAATAGGGATCATACCAATCGCCGTAGAAAGTTAGGACTTCACAAACATCCGACGTGAGATAAGCTCGGAATGAAGTAAATCCGTCAACGATGTAGAGTCGATCTTTCTGGCTCCAGTCACCCTGGTATTGCTGGGCGTGAAATCTGATTTCTTTAAGGTACTTGTAGAGTTCTTCGTAGGCATTTCTGTTTTCGTCATTGGACATCCTCTCTAGAAGATCTTTCAATTCTCCTAAGGAGATTATCGTCCGAACAATCTTAGGTGATTCGATGAAAGACTCAGCAGTAGGATTAAAGACAATGTCAAGAGGACTGATGCGACGTATAGCCGGCCCAACAAAGCCAACTTGCGTTTTGTCTTTCTGTTCAACGCGCATATCCTTCCATTCGACCGTGGCAATGGCATTGCCGAAGTCTATGTAGTCCTGAATGATCTTCTCGACTTCAGAACGAAAATTAGGCTGTTCAGTACACCATGTCATATAGTTGACTATGGCATCCTTCTTAGCCATGGAGTTGCTATCTTGATCATCTGCGATCCACTCCAACCATTTCCTCTTTGGAAACAGGGTTGCAGTGTAGTTAGCGAAGAGATTGTCTCTGATCTGACACAGCTTTGGAACAGTAGTCTTGTTCTTCCAAGGAAGTGTACTGTTGCTTGTCTGCGTAGTATCTGTGGCGTAGACGTATCGACGAACTTCTTCCCAAGAGTTCTTCTTCAGCTGTCGCATATCTTCCCAAGAAAGGAATTTCTCGGTAATGCGAGTGGCAAGAAGATCAGGAATTATGACGTCTTCGAGAGCTACGTTTTCAAGGGGTAATACACGTCCGGTCATTTAAATCTTAATGTTGCTCTGTTTGTTGCAGGGTTATACTTGTATTCGCCGGCGCTGTGTTTACTCGACTTGGACGCCCGATCCTTTGCTCTACCAGCCGCTCCCATCTGCGCGCGGACACGCCCTGAGGCGGTGAGATTTCCTTCACTATCGATGTGACCTCTCTTACGTAAGAGATTGAATGCAAGTTGTTTATCTCCGACTTGTTCAGCTAGACGTGCCCAGAGAGGGTTCATATGACACCACCGAATTTAGAGTGGTATGAGAAGTTGGTTACAGGGTTGGAAGAATAAGACCGGAAGACATTGACAGGAACTGTAGCGAAGTCAATGGCAGAAGCTAAGGCATCCTTGACGTCATCGTGTGCTGGATTCTGGAAGATGAGTTCTTCTTCAAGGACTTGGGTATTACCGTGAGGGTAATGCCAGATTTGACGGTTGGCGTATCTAGGTTCTAGAATAGCCATGATGCGCTCTTCCTTGGAACCAATCCATCTAGTAGGACGGAATTCATCTACAGCTAGAGTCAGACCATGAGGTCTGATGTAATTCTCTTTCAGATCTCTGACGATGACTTGCTGGGCGACAGAGACTTCGCATCGGATTTTTCTGAATCCCCATTTTTGGTAGAGCTTGAGGATGTGTTGGAAGTAGTCGCTAATTTTGTCAGTCTTGAATCGATCGATTTCAAGAATGTAATAATTGGATCTTCCGTCCACTCCCAGAACCACAATGGATGTGTAGTCAGATTTCTTATTTGTGGAATAGGCAAAGTCAACGGCTGCGACGACATTGAGTCGTTCTCTGACGTAGTGCCAGGCGTAGTTTTGGTTGGAGAGTTTATTTGGGTCGTAATACTGAAAGAGGTCCCGTTGAATTGGGGATGATTCCACGTCCTGTGGATCATTGTAGTATTGGGCCCTAAAGTGTATTTTGTTAAGGTACTGTGCTCGTTTTGTTCGGAGTACACTTTCGTCAAATCCGAACCACTTTCCGTCGTTTCGCTGTTGCTTGGGCCAGAGGAATTGGCCACTTCCGTCTCCAGCGGTTTCGACTTGCTCTTGCTTGACTTCGAAGAGCGGCTTCGCACCGACTTTGTTTCCGTATTCATCGAATTCTTCAATCTCCATGCTGATGAGGTCTTTGTACAAATCGAGAGGATGATAGCGTGTTCCCACGACCCACTCACGGGCACCGACTGTTTCGATGGAAGAAAGAAGACCATATTGGTCTTTTACTCGTTCGCGACCTTCTTCTGTGTATGCGTTTCCGACGACGACGACGTCATCAAGAACGGCAATATCGCAATGAAGACCGACAATATTGCTGGTAAGACCAGCGGTGAATATACTAGGATCGCGTATCGACTCAGCAGCCCGTCTAGGATCATCTACGGATATCTCTCCTTCTGTCCATTTCTCACGCTTAGCTTCTTCTTTGTTGACCATCTCTGGCCAGTAGCTGCGGTAGGCATCACAGGTGATGATATCCTTGATGAACTTCAACTGCTTCTTAGCTAGGTTAGCTGTAGAAGAAATGTAAAGTACACGAAGGGTAGGATCTCGGGTGAGTTCCCACGCCACACGGTAAGCGACTAGCGCTGACTTCATGTGGTCTCTTGGTAAGAGTAACAGCTGATGGGTAGAAGCCTCGGGGCTTGTCCACCAGTTGATTACACTACGATGTATATTTCCGAGAAGACGATTGGGATGAACTAGCTTGATGAATTCTTCGAGAGAAGACTCAGCCAATTCTCTCTTGGCGACTCGCTCAGGATTGTTCTTCCTAGGACGTCCTCTTTTCTTAGGCAGCGAAGCTGCCGTATTACTTAAGATATCCATAAGCAGTTACGTTAGCGTTGGTGTTGCCAGCGCCGAAGGAAGCTGCGGAGACTACGATGTTCGTGTTGAACCCGGTAGCTGGGATAGGAAGAGGAAAATTGATTTGTAGAGGTGTCGCTGCTACGGTTGCGCCGGCAGGGACGTTGAATTGGTAAGTCTGAGTTCCACCTTGGACGCCGGTTACAGTGACTGCTGAAGCAGTAGCTGCAGTGGCTCCGAGGCCAGAGACGACAAAACCAGTGATATAAGCGATACGACCAGGAACAGACGTAAGAGTTGCTGTTGCGGTAGCCGCTGCGGCGGTAGCTGTTGCTACGACAGGGGTTGATTCCGTATAGAAAATTACGGCCATTACTTGAGTCCTAATTTAGCGAGGGTGACTGAGATGTTTTCGAAGCGATTGAGATTCTGGACATGACGTTCTTGATCTTTCTCTTCGTGATCTACTAGCCAGTTGTTCATCTGTTTGCCTTGGTCTATAATAGCCTTGGCCATGTTATCAAATCTAGAGATTAGAAGCTTAGAGACTGCTAGAGATATTGCTATGAATGCCGAGAATAGAGCTGTACCAATAGATACGACTTGAGGAGATATACTGTCTAGGGAGGTCATTTGCCTCGGCCTACGGCAGATTTGCCTTTGTGTTTGGAGTTCCAGATACGAGCTGCTTTAGTCTTAGCCGCAGCTAGAGACATCCCTTTGGCGACAAAGGCGTCTCTCATCTTTTCATAGCCTGCTGGCATTAACGTGATTCCATCACTACTTGACCTTACGCTTCTTATCCAGCTTCTTGTCTTGCTTGGAGTTTTCTTTGATGCCATTCTTCTTATCGAAGGCATCGTCTTTCTTCTGGGTGTATTTCATCTTACTTTTCTGAGCTTTGGGTTTCTACGCTTCGCAGCGCTGGATGCTTTGCGAGAACTTGCTGCCAGGATAGCTCCTGCGCGATCTTTAGAGATTCCCTTTTGCTTAGCGATCTTTGCTTGGACACTCTTGAAACTCATGGTTTTAATACTAATGGTTTAGTGACTGTCTCGATATGCTTCTCAGACAGTAGCTTCATAGCTTGTTGACCTAGAAGTACCTGTAGAACTAGGATTCCTCTTTGGTCTAGGTTATCTACTAATTGTTCTAGAGTTGACATAAATACCTCTTGACATAAGTATAAACTACTTCTACAGTTCCTGTAAAGGAGAAACTATGAAAAAAGAAAGAGAGTTTGACTTTCTTAAAGAACACGGCTTTGGAGTAGTCTATGGAGCAGAAAATGTGAAAAAGAAAATAGCTGAGTTGTCCAGACTAGCATCTCTCGTAGATAGGCCCTAGGATTCAATTAGAAGCTCACTGGTGCGTTATTTCATGATGCCCGCTACCCTACTAGCCAAAACACGTAAAACCTCTGTACGGGCTTCTAAAAGGCTTGTGGAGGATTTCTTCGATGATGTCAGGATTTGGGCAGAGTTTAAGAGGTTTTATGAAAAATACCCAAATCATCCATGTAGGTGGATCCATGAGAGAACTGAACAGAGAATACACGAGTTATTACGATGAAATTTGTGAATGAACTAGGAAATGAAATTGAGATCTTTGGAGAATACTCTCAAGATTTGAATAGTTATACTATTTTCATAGTAGGACCAAACTCTATCTCTGAGAATAAACTTACAATTATGGAAGCTAGAAATCTTAGAAATTTTCTGTGCGATATTTTTTAGGTGTAGTTCATTGCGCGGCGAAGCACCCCCCATCCCCCACATCGATGCAATGGCATCTTCTTAGCCACTGAGATATCCTACGTATAAGAGACTAACGTCGTAAGACTCTTACCTAGTAAATACCTGACTAGCTTAGGTTAGTATCTTACATTGCTTACGTAG